GTGATCTAGCCGGCGCCCCGGCCTCGCGCGACGGGGGGGATCGGGTCTCCGGCGGCGTCGAAGAAAATTTTTTGCGTCAGAGATCTTGCGACGCCGTGACCGTCGAACTGATCGTGACAGCCTTTACAGACGTACTCGAGGTTGGAGTAGGACAGACTGACGTCCGGGTCGGTGATGTTGTCCGGCGTGAGCGCCCGCTTGTGGTGGACGATGTAGCCCGGCTTGTCCCGGCACTCTTCGCACAGCCCGCCGTCGATGGTCCGGCGGAACTTGATATACCCGGCGCGGCATTTCTTCCAGCGCCCGGATGCGTAAAAGCGTGCGGCCCATGGCTGCATCCTGTTCCCTCCAATTCTTCACGCTATCACTGTAGCACAGATTTTAGGCTCTGTTAGCTCAACTTTTGCGGTAGCCCATTGCCCGCGCTGCCTCGTAGACAAAGCGGCTGTACATCCGCTTGGCCGTTGATGTGCTCACGTGCACCTGTCTGGCAGCGGACTCCAGACTCTCGCGCGGCCAGATCCATGTATGCAGGCGCACGATCTCCAGCACATCGCCGCCGTCCCGCCAGGTCTGCACGGTGTTGATGGCGGACTGGATCGCCGTGTAGTCCTCGTACTCCCGTGAGGACAGGACGCGCACCGCAATGTCCTCGACGGCGCGGCCGGAGGATTGCCCGCCTGGCTGTGAGGAATATCCCGGCGTGATCTTCTGCCGGCTCATATCCCGAACCTGTCGGCTCAGTTTCGGGTATTCGCCGATGGTGCGGCAGACATTCCCGTACCACCAGTATCTCGGTTTCGACATCTGTTCAGCTCCTTCCTTCTTCGTCACAAAACTCAACACATTTACAAGGCTTAAAGAAGGCGGCTCCCGTTCCGCTTATGTGTCTCGTTTTTGGGATCCCATACATATTTGAAATATAGGAGTCCATACTGCGTGGCTCTGGACTCGACGAGGATGTAGCCGCGCGGGGCGACTGGCGGGCGCGTCGGGCTGTAGTCCCGGATCGCCTCGGTCGCGGGCTCCGGCTCCGGCCGGACGCAGCTGCGGCTGGCCTTGTACCGGTGGCCGCCGAACTCCTTGCGCCAGTGGCCGTGCAGGTAGTTGGCCAGCGCCGTGTAGTCCTGCCCGTGGTCGACCTTGTTTCCGTTCTCATCCAGATAGTAGTTGTGCTTCCGCAGCGGTTTGCAGTCGATGACGCTGCCGAGGCCCCAGAGCCTGCCGAGCTCATCGGCAGGAATGCCGTCCGTGATCAGATGCAGGTGGAAGCGGTTGGTCGATTTGCCCCGGCCGTAGACGATGACAATCTTGGCTTCCGGATACCGGTAGACCATGCGGCGGTAGAAATTATCCCGGATCCTGCGCATCTCCTGCGCGGTATGTACCTCATGCTCTTGGTCTAGCGTCAATGTGGAGTAATAGCTCGACGGGGAGAAGTTGGCGTTGACCAGCGCCACAAACTTTGCAGCCGAGATCCTGGTGTTGAATTCCTCGCGTTCTTCCTGCGACTGGAACCGCGGCTTCTTCGGCCGGCTGGTCTTCGGATCTGTGCCGCCCGCCACCGTGTACACGATCTGCTCGCAGACCCTCCCGGAAAACTTCCGGCGCTTGTGTCTCTTTACCATAGCTCCTCCTGCCTCGGTTTATTTCCCGAGGCTCGCAATGATGCCCTTTTCACGTTCAGACAGCTCCCAGACGTGCGCGGCGGCTTTCTCGGCTGCGGCTTTCTCGGCGGCAGCTCGGTTTGACAGCAGCAGTCCGTCACCAAAGATTCTCTTTCCCGTCTCGCGCTGACTATCCAGTTTGGTAACGTACGTGCAGTCCTCGCGCTTAACCGCAAACTCTACACCGTAGTGCGCATATTTCTGCAGCATGGCTGCCGTCAGCACATGGTCCGGATATGTATATTTCGGCAACTCCCGTTTCGTCTGCGACTTTATCTGCCGCATCGCCCGCTCGACTGCCCTTCCGAGTGATGGGGCGCTCTGCGCGATGTTTCCTCCAAAACTTGTTACAAACGCCGTGTGAACGACTGCGCCATTTTCATACGTGATGTCTGCATCGCAAATGATGTGGTTCATCCTCAGCACAACTGATCGGCCGGAGAGCGCCGTGAGCGATGGCGCAAAAAGAAAGAACGCAATCCCTCTGTCTATGTAGAATTCGCAGATTTTTGAAAGAATCGAAAAAGGCGGGTTGTCCAGCACGACGCAGCCGTCCGGATAGTCAAAGCGCTCATAGTCCCCACCCGGATAGAATGGCCGCACGATGCAGGCCGGGTCAATCCCATATTCACTGCACGCCCAATCCCGGATCGCATCATAAACAAGCGGCGGCGTGTAGCAGTCGTCCGTTGTCTTTTTGGGTTTGAATTTCTCCGTGAACACATCGTATTCCGGGTTGTCGTCGAATAAGCATCCCTGTTCCCATTTCATGCTGTAGCCCTCCTTTGTTTTTTCTGCCCGCTCAAAGCGTGGCCGGAAATTCCGGCCACCCGTTCAGCGTCAGTCCTTGTACCCGCACGCCATACACGTGCATGTATCTTCCTCTTTGTCCCAATAGCAGTACCCGACAGCTCCGCACTTCGGGCAGATGCCCCACGGGCCTTTCTTACCCGCAGGGTCTGGCCCCGGGCCGATCGGTGTCTCGTCTCGCAGTGTAGCTGGAGACTTCGGCCACATTTCGTCAAGCAACGCGTCTATCCTGCTTTTCAGGCTTCGCAGCTTAAAAAACACCAGCACGCCCAGCGCGATCCACTCCAGCGCGGCAGCAAGCTCCAAAATTTCAATGATCATTTTCTTCTCCTTCCACTCCTTCCAATTCTCCTTTGCAGTATGTACAGCGGCTCGGCAGGCTCTTTTTCAAACCGCCTTTTTTCCAGAGTTCGAAGCACGGTTTCTCCGGTCTGCCGCAGTATGGGCATCGGTAGACACGGAAGATATCATCCCAGCGCCAGACCATGCGGACTGCGTTTTTCTGTTTCAAGCCCCATCACCTCCCTCATTGCTTCAACCAGCCTCTTTTCAAGTTTGTCCTGGTCGATCGTTACGCCCTCCTGCTCTACCCACACGCCGTCCGTGCGCTTCGTAAATCCTGCTGGCGCAAAATTTCTGGCGTGTTCCAGCTCCGGCGTATGCCTGCACGTTGGATAGCTGCATTTCTCGCAAGCCTTTCTGTCGCAAAGGAACAGGATATTCCGCTCCTTCGCCCGCGATACGCTGCGCGGCAGAAGAACGACTGGCTGCCCGATCTCCGCCGCAAGCTGCTCCTGAAGCTTTTTCCGATCGCCGTCACGCAGCACGACTGTGCATTCCAGCAAAATCATTTTCTTTTTTCCTCCACGTCTTCCGGCGGACGGCTGAACGAGAATTCCTTGCGGTTCCCAACAAACTTGGGCTCCGTCCACCTAATCCCAGCGATTTTCATGCCGCATTGCGGGCATTTTTGTGGTCTGACGATTCGTTCTTCGAGTCCAAAGTCAAGGGTGTCTTCTGCGCCAAATGGAAAGATGTGCCGTCTTGCATCGTCGCTCACGCTGAATTCGTCGAAGACATAGTTGCATACCGGGCAAACGGGGCACGAGTCCAAGACTCCCTCGCTCTTGCTTCCTCGTTTTTTGATGTTTTCTTCTGTTTTTCTCTGATTTTCTTCCGCCGCGTCGTTTTCCCGGATCTTCTGGTAGTATTCCAGCAGCTTCTCCCCGGCATTTTTAAGCAGCACGGTATAGCAGTCCGGCACATCCTCCGGGAACCAGCCTGCGATGGGGCCGCCGCTCAACAGGCACTTGTCGCAGTCGTCCGCCCTGCACGCCTCTATCGCCTGCATGATCTCCGTAAAACTCATATCTTTTTTGCCGAGCAGCAGCGCTTCCCGGCGTTTTTCATTTCTGCTCATTCCTGTGCCGCCTCCAGTTCCTTGCGCTCCTGCATAAAGCCGTGCAGGAATAGCTCCAGCAGAGCGGCGGCGCGGTTGGTCAGCTTGGTGAAGCCCTTTTTGCTGATCTTCAACTTTCCTGTCGTGACGACCTCTGTGTCTGGCCTGCCGATGATCTGGATGGTCGGGTACGGTTCCAGCGTCTTCGAGCCGTCATCCTCGATCTTGTAGAGCGGCGGCGTCGTCTGCTCCATCACGATCCGCGGCGGGTATTCCTCGCCGCGGAAACTGACGTCCCAGTGCAGATCGTCATAGTCCTTTACAAACTCATCCAGTTCGACCGAAAACATATCCATGATCCCTGCCATTTTGATACTCCCTTCAAATTGTGATGATCTCCCGCCTCGACTGGCGGGTGAATTTTCGTTCCGGGCAGAAGCGGCATTCGGTGCAGCTCCAGGCGCCGCGGTAGTTGTTGCGCGTCGGGCAGAGTGGGTTGTAACAGATCCCGGAGCCTGCCCGCTGCGGGCCGCGGCCGAATTTTTTCTTCTTCGGTTCGGCTTTTGGCTTTTTGGCTGGATTCTTCTTGGTGACGAGCGTGGCCGCGCGTTCTTTCCGGAAGCAGCCGCAGCTTTTTGCATGCCCGTTCCGGAGGTACCTTCCGTCCTTGCTGCAGATGATCCCGCATTTGCACCGGCAGATCCAGTGTGCCGTGTCTCCTTTTTTGCTGGTATCCCGCCCGATGACATGCAAATATCCAAAGGCCATGCCCGTCAGATCGACTACGTGTGACATTTCCATTCTCCTTTCGTCAGGGGCCGGTCTCCCGGCCCCTATGCAGGGCGGACTTGCACCGCCTGCGCCTGCGCGTCCCCCTGTCGCCGCAGGCGAGCTGCCCTTGTCTGCTCAGGCAGCTTCACATAAGGAGGTAACACGATGCCGCCGGGCGATCCCGACACCCGGCGTGGGGTAACGTTGACGGTTCCCATCCGCGCGCACGTTCCACACGCGCTTTTTATCCCCGGCCCGCGGGCTTGAGGTTTCGCGGGCCGGGTGCAGAGCCAGGGTGATCCTCCCGCAGCCGTCTCATGGCGGAGCGGCTGCGGCATAAGTCCGAAAAAATATGGTTCCCCGGCTGATTGCTGGTCTTAGTCCTCGGGCTGGCTGATATCCTTGTGCCGCAGCCCGTCGGCGTTCTCGGTCAGCGGCAGCGCCTGCCGCCGCGCGTGCTCCTCCGGGTTCCAGCCGCACCGCGCGCAAAGATACGGCGCGAGCTTTGCATACGGACAGGCATTGCCCTGCTTCGGCAGCCCGCATGCCTCGCGCGGGCTGCTCTCGTTTTTTTCTGGCATGTCAGACCTCCTGGATCTCGATCCCGAATTTGGACCGCATGAATTTGCGGTTGCGCAGATACTCCTTTGTCCGCGTCGGCTTGGACTTCACATCTTCGACGACGAGCTTGCCGCCGAATTTGTACGAAAAGTCCGCCGTGTACCGGATCGCGCGGATCCGCTCCCCGGTTTCGGTGATATAACTTTCCTGCAATGTGAACTGCGGTTGCAGCCGCAGGTCGGAGATGATCCCGGCCCGCAGCATGACCATCAGCTCGTCATAGCGCCGGGCTTCCTTCTTGCTGTCAAAACGCAGCTCGCCGCGTTCGGCGGGCGTGCTGTGATACTTCGAGGCCTTCTTCGTCCCCGCGTCAGCCCCCGGCAGCTGCTGCCGTGCATAAAGCTCCCGCATCCTCGGCGGCATGTCCGCCATGCTCTCAAACCGCAGGCCGCTCATTTGTGTACTCCGCGGTGGCAAAAGCCGTCCGGTACCGTTGCGCTCAGCCCGATCCAGTGCCCCTCAGAT